CAGGACCTTCCTTCGCAAGCACGGGATCACCTTCGACTATGTGACCGATATCAAGCAGCCGTCTTTTGCCTATATCGATGATCGGGGCCTTCACTTCACTGACTGGGAAAGCACCTTAATCATACTGGCGGCCAGGGTGGCCGTGGCGAACGGGGTGGCGGCGTGAAGGGGCGTGAAGGGGACCCGGCCAAACTCCCTAAGTGGGCTCAAGAAAAGATCACCCGCCTGGAGGGCTTCCTGTACGCGGCCCAAGAGGCTTACAACAAGCTGGCCGACACCATGGCCGGTAAGGGCGAAACCCGGATATTCGCTGACCTGGCCACCTATGGCCGGGACCCCTTGGACGTCAGGCACCTTTCGCCGCTGCCCTCTGAACGGGTGGTGGTCAGCCTGGGCACTCCTATCAGCCCAATCGGTGAACAGATCGTGACCATGAACGTCAACGTCCCCCAGGGCGGGGAGCCTGAATTGGTAATCCACACAAGCGGGGCGCTCTACTTTCAGCCCCAATACGGCAACGGGATGCGTATCGTTTCGGCCAGGAGGTTTTAGCATGACTTGGGATATGAAGGCCCCGTTCAGGCCAGAGGTGAACAAATGCATGGGAAGGGCCATGCCCTTCCTGACTGCCGGTAAGGGCGTGGACCTGGGGTGTGGGCCCCAGGCGATCCTTCCCTGGGCCGTGACTGTGGATCATGACCCTTCCCACGGGGCCACCTATGCCAGGGACATAAGCGGTCCCCTGCCCCTCAGGGACATGGACTGGGTCTTCAGCAGCCACGCTCTGGAAGACTTGCCTGAATGGAAGGCGGCTCTGGCCAACTGGTGGGGCATGGTCAAGCAGGGCGGCCACCTGATCCTGTATCTACCCCATAAGTGGTTTTACCCGAACGTGGGCCAGCCGGGGGCCAACCCCGGCCATTTCAGGGACTTCCTGCCAGAGGACGTTTTGCAGGTGATGCGCCAATTCAGGGACGCCCGGTTGAGGGTCTGTTCTGAGCATGACGAAAATGACGAATACAGCTTTTTTATCGTCTATCAGAAGACCAGCCCGCCCCCGTTCGGATAGGTTAATTCTGATTCCGGTATAATTACAGTAACCAATCACTTCAATGGAGATTGTAGAATGAACCTTCAAAGTGTCCCCAGAGCGGCCCGCTTGACCGGTATCAGTGAACGGGTGATCGAATGGGGCTTGCAAGGCAAATTTCTGACCAAGCACCCGATCCCCGGCCAGCCCAACGCCTTCCTGGTGGACGTTGACCAGATTCGGCATAAGACCTGTCCCGACTGCATGAAGCTCCTGGTTACCGTAGAGGGCCGGTGTTCCTCTTGTGCCGCCCTGGCCCGCCGGGAAGGCCAGCCCCCGGCCAAGCCCCTGGCCCCCCTTTCCCCCCACTACTGCGCCGACTGCGGGGTCGTGGAAGTGGCGAAGGACGGCTACCTGTGCCGGTCTTGCCGGGGCGCTCACCAGCAAAAGGGGAAGGTGGACGCCTTGACCAAAAAGCTTCAGGAAGAGAAAGAAAAGCTGAAGGCTCTGCAAAAGCCTTGCGCGATCTGCGGGACGATGTTCGTCCCCGCCACCTCCAGGACCCTTTATTGTTCGCCCCAGTGCGTGACCAAGGCCGGGACGATTCGGAGCGCCGAAAGCATGGCCAGGCTGGGCCGGAAGATGTTCGGCGGGACGATCCCGGAAGAGGCCTATAACCGGCTGACCGGGCAAGCCCAGGACATGGGGGTCCCCGCCTCTGATATCCAGCGGGCCATGGTCGCCCATATCCTGAAGGGCATGGACCGGGGTGACTTGGTCCTGACTTCCCATGAAGGGGAAGTTATGGTGGCCCCCGTGAGCTTGCCCCAGGCCCCTGACATGGTGTCCCCGGCCCAGGCCCAGGCCCCTTGGTACAAGCGCCTGGCTTCGGCGGTCAACTATGCCTTCACTGGCTAAAGACGCCGGGCGGCTCCTGGCCGCCTTGGCCAATGTGGTGGTGGTGGTAGCCCGGAGGGCTGGGCTTACCATCCTGATCCTGGCCGGGGTGGCCGGGGTCATCCTGGCCGGGGTCATCCTCTACTTGTTTGGGTGGCTGATCGGGATCGCCCTGGCTGGGCTGGTCATCGGCTGGATCGCGTATCAAATCATCAAAGACTTTATAAGGGGATCAAAATGATAAGTGGGATCATCGTGTTGGCGATCATCGTGGGGCTGTTCCTCTTGCTTGACCGTAAGTGGAGGCGGGAAGCGGCAGTCGTGGCAATGGCCAGGGAGCGTGAAGTGGAGCTTCGTTTGGTGCGGGTCAAACTGTGTCAGTTAATGGGAGAGCTAATGGATAGCCTGAAGGAAGCGGTAGCCCAGGTCCAGCAGGAAGCCGAAGCCAAGGCTGAAGCTGAAGCCCTGGCCGAAGCTGAAGCCCTGGCCAAGGACTGCCCCTGTGCGGCCATGGAGTTCGGCGGGGAGCCCCGCGAAGGCTGCGACTCCTGCCCTTACGTCGTGTCAGAGGTGGCCCAGCCGTCCCTGGTGGACGTGGACGGCTCTACCTGTGGCCCTGATTGCCCCCATGTCCCCCCGTATCAAGGCCTGGGCTTTTGCGGCGGTTGCCCCTGGGAGCCCGTGGAATGATCATCCCTTCGATCATCCTGATCGTGGCCTACCTGATATGGAAGGACCATGACAGGCGGGCCAAGGTGGCCAAGGAAAAGACAGAGCGAGAGTCAGCCGCCTGGGCCGCCTTACGGGGCGAACGCCTGGCCACCATCCAGGGCAATCGGGAAGCAATTAAAGCCCGTGACGGTCTGGGCAGGATGACCAGCCCAATCAAAAGGCGTGAAGCATGACCGGACCGATTATGGGGGCTTTGTTCCCGGCCCTGAAGGCACTGGTGGATGATCTCGCATTTTTCATCCACAAGTGGAAGAGAGACAGGGTCATGGTATCGACCAGCCCGATCAAAAGGAAAAGAGCATGATTTTAGTCAACTCCAATCATACGATCGAATCGCCCCTTGACCCTGTGGGAGAGGTTGACGCCGTCGGCATGTACCGGGCCATAGAAGCCGCTGGGCGCACCTGCTACAAGAGTGAGCCCAGGGCAACGGCCCTTATGCCACGTCGCTTTGTGAAGCACCTGGTGGACTCTGGGCATCATTCTGTCCTTGAACACGCCAACGTAACGGTCAGGTTCACCTGTGACCGGGGTGTGACCCACGAACTGGTTCGCCACCGGCTGGCCGCCTATTCCCAGGAATCGACCCGCTACTGTAACTATGCCCAGGACAAGTTCGGCAATCAGTTGACCTTCGTGATCCCCCACAAGGTGGGGGTATCCCCCGGCCAGTACAGTTCAAGGATCGATCTCCCAGACGGGCTTTACTCCATCGATGACATGACCTGGCTTTCCCTGATGCTCCAGATCGAAGCCACCTATTTGGCCCTGGTGGACGGCGGCTGGGCTCCCCAGGACGCCCGGTCAATCCTGCCCAACTGCCTGAAGACTGAGATCGTCATGACCGCTAACTTGCGGGAATGGCGTCACGTCCTGTGGCTCAGGACGTCCAAGGCCGCCCACCCTGATATGCGGGCGCTCATGTTGCCCCTGCTCAAGGACTGGGCCAGTGAAATGCCTGAAATATTTGGCGATATACGAAAGGACCTGTAGCCATATGAAGCGCCTGATCCTGATTGCAGTCATGGCCGTGATCCTGGCCGCCCCGGCGTTGGGCTGGGCCGGGGAAGACTGGGGCATGGTCGGGGAAACTCCGGCTCCTGTGGTCAAGCACAATGAGGCGTTCTATCAAAAGGCGTGGTGTGACCAGGCCGGTGGCGTTAGGGAATTCATCTTCCCTGACCGGTCCCGTTGCGACTGCAAGACGGCAACCCACGCGATCGAATTCGACTGGGGCCACAAGTGGGCCGAAGCGATAGGCCAGGCTCTGTCCTATGCGGCCAAGTCTGGCTTGATCCCTGGGATCGTCCTGATCGTGGATGATCCGGTGGGCAAGGACGCGGCCTATATAGCCAGAGTTGAAGAGGTGATCGAATACTGGGCCCTGCCGATCAGGCTCTGGATCATGCAGAAAGTAGTTATGCCGGGAACAAGCGGGAACTGATCACCCCGTCCAGCCCGGAAGGGCTGGCCCCGGCTCCAGCTTATGCCCAGGGACCTGGGCACCAATTCACCCCGGCGCGTCGTGGGCGGCCCCTTTGTCAACATGGGGGGTAGGCCGCCAATCCTGGAAGGGTGGTCCTTCAAACAGGGCACGACGCGCCGGGGTTATCTATTGTGAAGACCCCAGATCGGCATTTGTGTTGACCTGGGCCATGTTACGGCCTTACATTACAGTTAGCACTTCATGCAACCGAAGGGATATGGCACCTTGGCTGAAACGCAACTAGGCGATCGGGCTTTCGGTAGCAGGCCCCGCCCCGGCGATTTACGGGACGCGGTCATTTTCAAGGTCATGGGGCCAGGCTGCAAGGGTTGCGTAAAGGACCCCTGTCCAGCGCCCGAATGCCGCATGAAAGCATTTCACGCCTATTTCGCGGCAGTCAGGGAGGGGCTGGCCGATGAAAAGGCCCGAATCAGCATGATGCAATGGGAATGACACCAGCGAGGGCCCGGCCATATGACCCCAATGGACCTTAATAGGGCGATCAAGTACATGGTTGAAGAGCTTCAGGCTCTTAATCGTATCGAACTGCGAAAATACCAGCTAATTGAAGCCTATAAGATTTTTGCCTCTATCCTCCTGGTCAGGGGCGAAGAGATCACCCAACTCTGGGCCCGCCAGATCGGCAAAACGGAGTTGGGCAAATGCATCATTATCACCTGCATGGTCCTTTTGCCTTCCATGGCCGTCGATCCCCACTGGTCCAGGCTCTTCCCTAAGCTGATTCAATACAAAGACGGGTTTTGGGTCGGCTTCGTGGCCCCCAAGTTGGACCTGGCCCGGATTCCCTTCAAGCGGATCAGGACCGCCCTGGGCAGAAGTCACCAGGGTTACCTGGCCCGGCACCTTCGCCGAATGCGGGTCTACATCGAAGTCAGTAACAACTCTGAATTGCTTCTAAGCAACGGGTCGCGGGCCCAGGCCATGAGTGGTTCGGAGTCGGCATTTGTGGAGGGCGAAACCTTCCACTATCTGCATATGGAAGAGGCCCAGGAGCTTAGTCAGTTTGTCGTTTATAAGAGCCTTCACCCCATGGTCGCGTCCACGAACGGGACCATCGTCAAGGTGGGGACGGCCAGCGTCAAGCGGGGAAGCTTTTTTGAGTCGATCCAGTTCAACAAGCGCAACAAGCCCCATAACCATGGGGAATATGACTGGCGGTGGGGCTGTGAGGCGAATGACAACTACCGGATCAAGGTCCTTCAGGAGCGGGAGCGCCTAGGGGCCTTTTCCGATGAATTCAGAATGGCTTATCTCCTGGAGTGGCTATTCAGATACGGCATGTTGTTCACGCCTGAAGTCTGGGACAAGATGATCGCCGACGGCCAGGCCGGGCGGCCCCATTTCCAGCGCGGCGAATTCACTAAAGGCAGGCGCAAAGTCTACGGCCTGGACCTGGCCAAGGTTCAAGACGCCACGGTCCTGACCATGGGCGAAGAGTGGGACAACCATATCAGGGTCATTGACTGGGTCTACCTGGAGGGCATGGACTACGAAGACCAGTGTGACGCCGTGGCCAGCGCGATCAAGGCCGTGGGCCTTGGGTCTATCGTGGTCGATCAGACCGGCGTGGGCGATCCAGTCATGGACATGCTTTACCGGCGGCTTCCCCGCCGGTCCCTTCACGGCCTGGTCTATAGCCTGTCCAGCAAGGACAAGCTGATGAAGCTGGGCCAGGCCGAATCTATCAATGGGCGGCTTTTCTACCCAGAAGGCAACCCCCTAAAAGACCCCGACCTTCGCCGGTTCCACGAACAGTGCCTTGACTGTGAGGTCGAGCGCAAAGGCAACTTCACCGTCTACCACCACCCCACGGGCAACGATCGCAAGTGTCATGACGACTTTGTGGATAGCGCCCTGAATATGGTTTACGCCGCCAAGGAAGTCCGGGACCCAAGCAGCTACGGTGGCACAACTTACTAGGAGTCAGAGCAATGCGGCTAGACGGCAACATGATCATTTGTGATCCCAACGATCCCCGTGACGCTGAATGGCTGGCCCAGCTTGTGGACCACGCGAATCAGCAGCGCGGGATTCATTCGGCGATCAACTCACTGGCCAAGGCCTTGGGCGATTCTGAGGCGGCCATGACCGACATGGTAGCCGTGGCCGCTGAAGCCCTGGGCACCCAACTGACCAATGGATTTTACGTCAGGGACCGGCTGAACGTCGTGGAACTGGCTGACGATGGCGACGGCATGACCGCTGTCACCATCCAGTAAGGCACAAAAACATCATGGCGAACAAAAAAAGCACCAGCATCTGTCATCCCCTTTACGACGCCCGGCTTGGGGATTGGAAATTCTTGCGGGATCACTATGAGGGCGGGCGGCACTTCGCCACCAAGGGCTACCTTCAGCGCCACCCCTCTGAGTCTGACGACGGCTTCAAGTCCCGTAAGGATAGGGCGATTGATTACCGCAACTTTCCCGAAATGGTGATCAGCATCTACATAACCCACCTGTGGCAAAAAGAGCCTTCACGGGCGGGCTTCCCCAAGCCTATTCAGGACTTGTTTACCAACGTGGACAACCGGGGCACCGACGCTGACACCTTTTTCAAGCGTACCGCCACCGACTCCATGGTGGAGGGGATCAGCTTTGTCCTGGTGGACATGCCCCGGATTCCCCAAGGGGCCCGCGTCCTGACCAAGGCCGATGAAATGAGCCTGAACCTACGGCCCTACCTGGTCCCCTACGGTCCCCAGCAAGTGGTGGACTGGTCGATCGAAACCAAGGACCCCGCCCGAATGGGGAAGTTCAACTGGGTTGTCTTGAAGGAAGACCTACTGATCCCCGAAGGCGGGGAAGACGTCCCCTTCACCAAGCGCAAGGAAGCCACCCAGTTCAAGGTCATCTATCGTGACCGGTGGGAAGTCTGGGTGAACGACGCCGAAGGCAACCCCGTCAAGACCGAAGAGGGGCCCCACGGCTTTGGCGAAGTCCCCCTGGTCCCCTTTTTCAACGTGAAGCGGGGGGACATGGATGGGGCCAGCGCGATCAAGGATATTGCCCCGCTGGCTTCCAAGCTGTTCAACAAGCTGAGTCTATTGGATGAAGCTGAATACTGGGCTGGTATCCCGGTCCTGTTCATCTTCAGCAAGGCCGTGGTTACCAAACTGGGCCTGGGCCAGGTCAGGGCCGTGGGCCTGGACCCGGAAGACCGGGCTGAATACCTGCAACAGAGCGCTGACGCCATTGAGGCAATCAGGCGATCCTGCAACGGACTGGTCCAGCATATCCTGCGCCTGGCCCTAAAGCAGGTGTCCGAGCAAAAGGAAACTTCCCAGGTCGAATCAGCTGACAAGAAAAAGATGGACCGGGAAGAGTTCGTGGGCACCCTGGCCGACAAGGCCGCCAACTTTGAAGACGCCGAAAACCGGGTTTGGGCTTTCGTGGCCAAGGGCCTGAAGCAAACCTTGCCTGAAAACGCCATGGCCACCTATAACCGGAAGTTTGAAGCTGACCGGATCGCTGAACAGCTTGAAGAGGCCGTCAGCGTCCAGGCCCTGAGCCTGCCCAGCAAGTCCTTCCACCTGGAGTTTTACAAGCGCTTGACGGCGGCGATCCTTTCTGACGCCAAGCCTGACGACCTGGCCAAGATCGCCAAGGAACTGGAAGCCTGGTCTGCCGAAAACCAGGACGACGCCATGGCCTCTTCGGCTGATCGGATTTACAAGGAAGTCCGGGCCAAGCTGGACGCCGAAACCCCTGGATCGGAGCCCCCGGCGGTCCAGCCCCCGGCGGCGAAGTAACCAGCCATGGCGCAAGTACCGAAGCTAAGTGATCAGCCCCCTGACGCGGTTGACTACAACAAGTGGTCGAACGCCGAAGTTGAAAAGGTCAAGGCCTACTATGAAGCCGGGTTTAAAGGAATCCAGGCTGAACTGGCCCAGGTCCTTGCTAAACAGGCAACGGGTAAGCCGGTGGGCCCGGCTACCCAGCTTCGCCTGAAGTCGCTCCTGGAACACCTGAACGCCGAAGTGGCCAAGATGAACAAGGCGATCGGGAAGGCCGTGGTGGACATGATCGACCAGGCCGCCACCATGAGCAAGGCCGAAGTCCAAGACATGGCCCATAGCGAAGCCAGCTTTGCTATGTTCCAGTCTACCGGGGAAGCGTCCTACCTTCGGGATATCGCCCTGATCAAGGAAGTGGCGGCCAGTACGATCAATAGCTACGGCCACGCCATGGTCAGCGCCTGTGAGCAGCATATCAAGCTGGGCGTCGTCCAGCGTTCCCCCTGGCAGGAGATCGCAAACAAGGTCAGGGGCGAATACGGGGCGGCTGGTGAGCCCTGGGGCAACAATATGGGCAAGTACGGGTCTACCGGCGCGGCGGCCAAGGCCGCCCGGCTGGTCAGGACTGAGCTTTCCCGCATGAGGACGATCACCCATAAGCAATATACCGACAATGACAAGGACGTGATTGGGATCAGGGTCAACTTCGGCGGCGGGGCCTGCCCTGGTATCTGCCAGCCCAAGGCCGGGGCCTACTACTACCACGACAGGACCAAGAAACGGGGCAAGGGCCCCGACGCCCGCGTGATCATGGCCAAGATGCCCTTCCACCCGAATTGCCGGTGTTTCGTCAATTACATTTACCGGCCCCTTGACTGGGAAGGCCTGGAAAAGCAGCTTTCCCAAGGTGACGCCTTTGGGGAGCTTCAGGCCATGATCCAGAACGTGGCGCTTTCCCCCGGAGCCACGTTCATGAGCCAGGCCCAGCTTATGGACGTTCATGCCAAGATCAAAAAGGCCCATGGCCTGGGCCTGATTACCGACGCCGAACTGAATGACCTGACCGGCGGCTGGACGTCCCACGCCATGAAGTACCAGGACCTGGTGGCCGACTTGCCCCGTGCGACGCTCCAGACCCACGCCTACAGCGCCCTAGAACTGAATGGTGCGACTGATCAGCATACCTATCTGAGCATGAAGGGCCTGAAGGACCTAGCCATGGCCGTCGATCCCGGCGCCCTGGCGGCCAAGGTCAGCGCGGCCAAGGAAGCCTTGGCCTGGCGTGATCTCCTGGCCAAGGACGTGGCCGACCTGAACAAGGTGGTCAACGGCCAACTGGACACCTACAAGGCGGTCATCGACGCGGCGGCCCAGGTCCAAAGCGTGAAGGCCAAGCTGGCCCAGAACGAGCCCCTAATCAGCAAGGCGGCGGTGGCCGATCTGGACGCCAAGGTCCCGCCCTTCACCAAGGACAACTGGGTCGGGTCCCTAACCAAGGCCGAAAAGGCCAAGGCCGTGGCCGAAAAGCTGGGCGGTGATCCGGTTGCACTAGAGGCCATGAGTCACCTCGCCCTGGGCAAGGCCCTGGCCGGGGAAACTAAATTCCTCGACAGCGCCATGGACCTGATCACGGTCAGCGCCAAGGTGGCCACCTTCGACCCGTTCAAGGCGGCGGCAGAGTTGAAGGGGGCGGGCGGGGACAAGCTGTTCAGCGCCCTGGGCGCGGCGGCTGAATTGTCCATGGCCATGGGGACGGCCCAAGCGCTCCTGAATAGCGGGACCCTGACGGCCCAGTCCCACCTGATCCTGAAAGGCCAGATCAAAACCCTGGCCGCTGACTTCCAAAAGGCGGTTACCGCCGGGGTCACGGCCAAGGACCTGATGCCGGTTTTCCTGAAGGCCAGTGGCCTTCCCAGTGCGGCCAAGAGCTACACGACTAAGGCCGATATCGTGGCCCACTACCTGGCCGAAAGCAAAGCTGATCAGGCTAAGATTGTGACCAAGATCAAGGACTTATGGGAAGAGAGCAAGGCCAAGCAGGCGGCAAAGAAAGCGGCAAAGAAAGCGGCAGGCGCTGACGCGGCGGCGGCTCTGATCAAGGCAGAGGCTGACGCGGCGGCCAAGGCTCAGGCCCAAGCCAAGGCAGAGGCTGACGCGGCGGCCAAGGCCAAAGCCAAGGCAGACGCCAAGCTTATGGCTGACTGGCTGAAGGCGGGCAAGGCAGAGGCCAAAGCCAAGGCCAAAGCCAAGGGGGACGCCACGGCGGCGGCCCTGGCCCCTCAGATCGAGAAAATGCAGGCGGCGGCCCAGGTTAAAAAGGATGCCTTCCTGGAAGCCAAGATCAAGGACCCCGACGGGACCATGGCGAAGGCCGTTACCGACTTCAAGCTGAAGATCAAAACCACGACCTACGGCAACGCCCTGGACGCGGTCAAGGCTGACGTCATGCTTGTGGCCAAGACGGCCCTGAAGATGACCGATGCCCAGGCGGCGGCCTGGTTCGCCTCTGTCAAGGCCAAGCCCATGCAGGCGGGCCAGAACCTGGAAAAGGTCCTGGCCCAGGTCCTGGCGAACAAGAAAGCGGCCTTGGCCGCCCCGGCCCCTGAGCCCGCACCGGCCAAGGCAGTCGGCAAGTCCCCGGCAGAGTTGGCCGCCTGGGATGAAATGGCCAAGGTAGCGACCAACGCCGCCAAGCTTTACGACCAGGGGTCTGTTGCGATTGGCGACGTCAACAAGTACGTCGGGGACGCCTTCATGAAGGCGTATGCCCTGGCCCACCCCGGTTTATCTCAGACGGCGCTTAAGGCCGCCTGGGGGGAAATGAAAATTGGGCTTACCCCTGAATCTTTCGAGGGCGCGGCCCTAGCTTTTAAGGCCCCTGGGGCTGAAATCCCTTCGGTAAAGAACACCGTCATCGGGGCCGTAAAGGCCCCCAAGCCCGCACCGGCCCCGGTGCCCACCCCGGAGCCAAAAGCCGCTCCTGTGGCGGCTCAGGCCCCCGTGGCCCCTGTTCTGCCCGACGCCTACACCAGCCCGGTCAAGGCTGGGTTGACGGGCTATCATACGAAGTATTATGTCACGGGTCCCGACGGCGGGAAGTACCTGTTCAAGCCCCCGGCGGCGGGGGAATCCTTCCTGGCCTACGCTGATGCCTTCGCCGCGACCATCGCGGCCAAGGTCAACCCGACTGTGGCCGTCCCGGCCAAGGTGGTCACGGTTGGCGGCCTGGGCCTGGGTAGTGTTCAGCCCTGGATCGAAGGCCTGAAGGGCGTCAACAGCCTGACCAAGATTCCTAAGCCGGTCTTGGACCAGCTAATGGCCGAACACGTTGTGGACTGGTTCATTGGAAACCATGACACCCACGGGGCCCAGTTTTTCTTCAAGGGCACCGGCAAGAAAGCCACCCTGGTCCCTATCGACAAGGGCAACGCGGGCAAGTTCTGGTTTGACGGGAACGAAGTCCTGGGCAAGAGCTTTGACCCCATCGCCAAGGGCGGTAGCGTTTACTGGAAGGTCTACCAGGCGGCCAAGGCCAAGCTGATTCACCCCGACCCCAAGGCCACCCTGGACGCGATCAAGCGCCTGGAAGCCATGACCGCCGAAGAGATCGTGGCGGCGGCCCAGCCCTACGTTGAAGCGCGGGCGGCCCAGACGGGCATGGACGCGGCCAAGGCTTACAAGATGCTCCTGAAGCGCCAGGCGACTGTCAGGCACGACTTTGAAGTCATGCTGAAGGACGTCTATGGCCCTGACTTCACCTTCGCTGATATCGAAGCCAGGATTGTGGCTGCGACCCCGGCCAAGGCCCCGGTCACCAAGGCGGCCAAGAAAGCGACCCAAAACAAAAAGATCGTGGTGGAGGACGTTGACGCGGCCATAGTGGCTAAGATCGTGGAATCCAGGTCCAACGGCTACACCCTGCGCCGGGACAAGGGGGATATCGAAGACCTTCAGGTCCTGGCCTGGCAAGAAATTGGCCCGGCTGGTGAACCGATCGGCAAGCTTCACTTCAAGCTGAATGAAAAGGCCGGGTTGCGGATGGAAGAGATCATCAAGGCCAAGGCCAAGTTCGTGGAAGCCCCCAAGCAAGCCACGACTGGGGCCAAGCCCCTGGCCGGTGATGTCTACTGGGCCGACATTCTTCCCGCGATTAAGACAGTCAACTACCACAACGCCAAGGGTGACTGGGAGTACAGTCCTAGCAAGCTTTCCCAGGCCCTGACCATGAAGGCTTCGCTCCTGAGCCTTTTGGAGACTGGGACGGCGGCCCATAAGAAAATGGCCAAGGCCTATCTGGACATTCTGGACACGCTGGCGGCCCATAGCGTGAAGGATGCGCCCCACCCCCAGATTCCCCAGGTAAACCAGTACAAGGAAGCGGTCAAGCCGCCCACGGCGGCAGAAAAGGCAGTCGCGGCGGCCAAGCTACAGGCAGAAATCGAAGCATCTGGCGGCTTTACTGTGGAGATCAAGCAAGTCCGGGTGGATAACAAGAAACTGGAAAAGGGCTATTTGAAGCATACCGACGGCGGGGATTCTGAGCTAAGGTATTTTGAGCATATGAAGGAATACGTCCTGACCTACCCCGACGGGATGAAGATCACTTATCAGCCCCACGGGACCTTCCCGGAAACCTGGACCAATGCCCAGTTTGCTATGAGGGGAGACACCAACCTGACTATGCCCAAGGGGAAGGCCCTTACCCCGGCCATGATCGAAGAGGCTTTCACCCGCCTAGGCAAGCTTGGGGTCGATATGGCCAAGGCCCATCCTGACTATGTTGAACTGTTGTACCTGCAAAAGCAGGCCTATTACAGGAACATCGACCGGGAACCTGGCTATGCCCAAGTCTGGGGCGATCAAACCCTGGACCCCGGAGCCAAGGTCAAGGCGATCAAGGAATGGCTTCTGGCAGAGCATGGAATTAAGACCGACGGCAACCCCCTGTATCAGCCGAACGGCTTCGGGACGGCCTTGGGCAACGGTCCCCGCAACGTGGGCCGCTTCGACCTGACCCCGGCCCAGATCAAGGGCCTGGCCGATAAATACGTCCTGGTTCACCACCTGCATAGCGGGACCGTTCCTGAAGCGTTGGACATAATCCTGAATAGCGGCGGTAGCCTGATCTCCACCCTGGACAAGGCCCGGCGCGGCGTGGGCCCCAAGGGTATGAGCCCGGCCCAGGACCTGGAGTCAGGCGGCGCGGCCTATGTCTTCACTAGGGTCAGGACCCGCGAGACTTGCGGCAAGCCGGGGTATCAGTATGACGAGCCCCACCTAGTCTTCAAGGCCACGGCGGCCTTACGCCTGGATAGCTTCCCGTCGCTTAGTGACCATTACGGGGACGTGGGCGGGCGGTCTGGCAACCTGGACGTGGTCAGGAAGCACCGGCAGACGCTGCCCACCCAATGGCGCACCTTGGCGAATAGCCAGCACAACAGCAACGAAACCACCTTCAAACACGCTCTGAATTTGCTGGATGACGTCGAAGCTATTTTTGTGGGGAGCGCAACCCAGCGCCAGGAAGCCCTGGACGTTTTTAAAAAGCACGGGATCACCCACGTTACTGATGGCCGCTCCATCGAAGACGTGATCATGACCAAACACGAATTTATGGAAAGGCCGCGTTCCTATGACCTGGACACCAAAAACCCGCTTAAGCACCTCACCAAGTGAGCTTGCCCGGCAGTTGAACGATATGTCGGGTATGGGCATGTTTCTAAGCAAGGCCGAATGGAAGGTCCCGGTCCTGATCAGCGAAGTGGTGACCTTTGAGCCCATGGCAGACGGGGCCATTGCCAGCTTGCTTCTGATTGAGCCCTTCGGGAATGGGCCCCAACACGCCCATGTCATGCAGCCGGTGGTCTGGACCCAGTTCCTGAACACCGATGGCACACCTTTTTCCAACGCCCTGAAGGTCCTGAATGCCGACGGGGAAGAGTTCACCCTGTGCGAGATCGAAGACGATGAACGGGAACTGGAGATCATGGAAGCCTGGCATGAGTTCAGGGACCTGAATCCAGGCTACTGGGAGCAAATCGTGGGCGGCTTCACCTTGGGCAAAAGGATTTAGGGAGATCATGGAGATCAAGCAAGACATTCTGTTCTTTATTGAATCAGAATTCGGTGATGAAGGGTCAGACCCCATCGCCATTTGGGCCACTGACGGGGGAGTCCTGGAAATCCTCTACCGGCCTGGTCCCTACGGGGACCGGCTGGACGAATGGCAGGAAATTTTCTGGCCGGGCGGCGGGCCCTTGGTCCTTCCCCCGGCCCTGAAGCTGGACCTGGCGGGAATGCGCCACCTGAGCCAGGGCGTCGGCTACTACTACGCCGGGTCAGCCGTTTTCCAGACCAAGGATGAAACCGGCGTCTTGGGCTTCACCACCTGGGCCCAGGAACACCTGGACGAATTGGAAGCCCGCTGCAAGGCGGCCTGGGTAAAGGGAAGTACGGTGATCTAATGGCCTTCAATGTAGTCTTCCAGATCGGCAAGTCCCCCAAAGGCGGGATCAGCATGACCGTGAACCAGATCATGACCCAAAGCGAGAACCGGAAGAACACGATCATCAAGTTCATGGAGCAAATTTTCAAGCTTGAAGGGGAAAGGATCGCCCGCCTGGCCCAGCGAATCCTGAATCCGATCTACACTGACCGGCGGGACTGGTACGTCAGCGGTCAGCTTCGGGACCGAATCAAGTACACCACCAAGATCGGGGCCGTCCCGCCTGGGCTCAGGGCCGAACTAGGCGACGTCATGAACGGCATGTTCGTTGTGGTCTGGAATGAAGTCCCCTACGCCCGGCTTCGCCATTACACCAACAAGGCCCACCCTCAGACCATCGGTTACTTCACGATCGCATTTCACAAGTCGGTCAAGTCCCTTACCCTCCAGTTGGGCAAGTTGGCGAAGGCTTTACAGAACACCCCCTAACAGCGCCTTTTTGGTTTGACAGCCCAGGCTCTTGCGTCGTAACTTACTTAGTAAGCACTCACTGTAATTGTATGGTGAGCCTAAAACTAATGAGTTCGACATAGGAGATATCCAACAAATGGCTGACCCCATCAACACTCCGGGCGGGAACGCCCCCCCCGGTGCTGGAGCCCCCGACGGCGGGACCGGTGATCCCGGTCAAAATCAGGGCGGCGAAAAGACCTTTACCCAGGCTGACGTTGACCGGATCGTTAAGGAGCGGATCGACCGCACCAAGGCGACCACGTCCAAAGCCCAGGACGCCCTGATCGCCCAGCTTAAAGACCTGGAAACGCGGGCATCCACCACCGCCGAAGAGAAAGCCGCCCTTCAGGCCCAGATCAGGACCATGGAAGAGGCGACCATGAGCGAAAAAGAAATCGCTGCCCGGCGGCTGAAGGACGCCGAAAATTCCCGTCAGCGTGAAGTGGCCGAAGCCAACGAGAAAGCCACCAGTTGGGAGTCCCGGTTCAAAGACGGCGCGGTTAAGCGGTCCCTGAGTGACGCCGCCGCGAAATTCAACGCCTTTGACCCGTCCCAGATCGTGGGCCTCTTGGCAGGCACCGCTGAAGTGGAAGCTTTGAAGGACGACATGGGCAAGGAAACCGGCGAATACGCCGTCTTTGTTCGTGTCATGGTGGACGGCAAGCCCGAACGTCTACCCGCCGCCGAAGGCGTGGAAAAGTTCATGAGCGCCAACCCCAACCTGATCAAGGCAAACGTCCAGGGCGGTAGCGGCTCCCAGGGGAGTGTGAACGCCGAGGGTAAAAAGATTTTCAAGCGGACCCAGGTAGCCGACTACACTTTCTACCAGGAGAACAAGGCCGAAATCCTCTTGGCACAAGCCGAAGGGCGAATCGTCGAGGGGTAGTTTTTTGGGTAGCTCCTACAGCAAGCACTAACTTCATACGCCCGAAAGGCGTTACAGATCAAGGAGTCCATCGTGGCTGACAGCTATACGATCCACAATTCCACCGGCGCGGGCGGTCACGCCACGTTCATTCCCGAAATTTGGGCGAATGAGGCAATCGGCGTCCTGCACAAGGCCGCGATCATGCCCCAGCTTGTCCAGCGCAACTGGGAAAAAATGATCGCCAAGCAGGGCGACACCATCAACATTCCCAAGACCGGCACCCTGACCGTCAAGGACAAGGCGATCGACACCGTGATCGTCCCCGACCAGCCCCAGGGCTCCGTGGTGCAGATCACCCTGTCCAAGCACAAGGTGGTCAGCTTCC